AGGCGAAATAACGTTAATAGTGGAAAACGAAATATTAACCAACATACGGTCTTCAGTTTTATAGTCGTCAAAATGACGACCTTTATACATGTCAACCATGCGCCGCCAAGTACCATCATAACCATCATCTTTACGCCACTTACGGCTAGCCTCAATACGTTGTTTAGATTGAGCCAAATAGTCACTCAAATTTTTCTTAGCCATTATATGTCCCTACCTTTATGCCACCCAATATGTTCATCCAATTTTGTTCCAACACTATCAACTTTATTAGCAACCTTTTGCAACAAATCCCTAGATTCGGCATGTTGACTAGTGTTTTCTGAACGTAACTTGTTTAAAACAACCACCACTGGACCCGTAATCAAAGCAACAACAATGGGGACAATGACGGCTTCCATATTACATCCAATTAGTTACAGGCTCAGCCTGCACTCCATTAATAGCCGCATCCGCCACAATTTTGCGCTGTTTCTCAGCAATAGTATCCCCATGAAAGTTGTCTTTGCCGTAAGTAAAACCCAAACGAACACTTTTTATGTGGCAGCCGAAACAAATTGCACCACGATGGGGCAATTCTTCATCATAAAACTGTTTAGAACATTCTTCGCAAGTAAAATTTGTCATCTAATAACACTTTCTTGTTCCCAAACTACCTAAAAGGAGTCTGACTGCGCACATTATGTGCGCCAATAGGTGTTTTTTCCGCTTTTCTACCCCCAAAAATATGTTTTTCCCACCACAACAAACTATTTTCAGGCGGTTTACTAGACGGACGATACTCAGGCAACCAAACATACTTCAACATCTGATTAGCAATAGCCAAAGAAATAACACGGTCATCATGCGGACTACCAGACATCTTACCGTTTTCCTTCCGAACAAAAGTACGTAACTCCGCAATAGTCAAACGGTCATAAACCTGCACAGTATCAGTACGCATAGCAGCAGACAACTCATCAATAGCCAAAGGTTTAGTAGTAGCCGTAGTACGCCACCCCAAAATATCTGTAGCCTCAGGACGAACATGCGCCAAACGGCGCTGCTTATAAAGATTCTTATAACCATGCTTCTGAGCAGCCTTAAGAGTAGTTAAACCATGATTATTATTCTCAATACCCAATAACGCAGTATTATACCACCAACCCAACTCAGCCAACATCTCACCAAACAAATCTGGTTCAATACGACCATGCCAAGTAGCAACAACAACACCACTTTTAGCCTCTATGATATGGGCGGAACTATAGTCACCGTAAGATAAACCTTCAGCAACGTCAGCGCCAATTACATAAACAGATTCTTTTTGTGGAAAAGCCCAAACATGCAACTCGCCGTTATCGGAATAACGAAACTCGCCATTGCCATCAGAATACAAATGATAATACCCACGACTAGGTTCCACAACAGACATATCATCCAACATTTGAATATCAAAAACAGGATTACCCGACTTAATAAATGCTTCTTCAGGGAATGTTGGGTACTCTTGGTGTAGTTGCCAAGGGTGCATGTTTGCCGCTTTGGCATCATACCAATCTTGGTTACGTTCACCGTCCGCAGACCAAGGAAAAAAGATGCCTTTAAATTTGTTGGCGTTGGTTTGAGAACCAACCCACAACTCGTGATAAAAATTACCTGAACCATTAGCGGTAGACAAACCAATCACACGACCACCAACGTCCGTAACAGGTTCAATAGAAGCCCACGCTTCCTCAGCATTAGGCAAAAACGCCCACTCGTCAACAATAACCAAATACACAGACTCACCACGAGCAGGGTCATTACTAGACGGCAACGACTCTATAGCGGATTCGTTATCAAAAATCATTTTCAACTGATGTTCTGTAACTTGTTGCGGACCACGCAACTTAAACCATTGTGGCAAAAACTTGTAACCATACTTAGCCTTAGACAACAACTTCACAGACTCACGTTCAGTGCGACTCAACATAACAATAAAACGGTCAGCAAAAAAATATGCTAACCAAAAACTGTAGGCGGCAGCCAACGTACTAAAACCAATCTGACGAGCCTTTAAGACGATACTGTAACGTTCACTCATCCAAGTTTTGACAGTTTCTATTTGCGCTGGACGTAACTTAAACAAAATACGTCCCTTTTGCGGATGTTTTACATACCAATATTTTTCACAAAAATAAGAAAACGCAGCCAACTGCTCATCAACACTGGCATTTTCAGGTCCACGACACTTACGAAACTCTGCTTCGTTTAAAAGTTCATTTAATTCCATTATTTACCCCAAGGCTGCCAACCATTACCGTTACGTTCCTCAGAATACTCAAAAATAGCCAAACCAGCACGTAAATTCACGTCAGGAATCAACAACTGTTTACACGAACTCAAAATACCTTGAGACTGCAACCACCCATTAGCACTATATTTATTAGGTAAACACCAAAACTGGTTGATTTGCAACAAACCACCAGACCCACCATTAGGGTCACTAGGGTTAAACACATTAGGAAAGCAACGTGACTCACGCCACATCACATAATCCAACTTAGACAACTCTTTACGGGACCAACCCACATCCAAAGCATCATCCAACCAATGCCCACACTTACCCACCAACTCCCTAGATACCGCATGAACATGACTAATAGGCATAATTAGACATGCAACAATAATGGATACAAACCATTTACGCATAACACCATCCTAACAGATTGTTATTTAGATTATTGCAAAAATTCTTTCACAGCCACAGGAACATCATCCCCAGCCACATAACGGATATGCCAAGGCTCAGACTGAACCTCGTGACTAAACCCAAACTTGTCCTCGTTAGCCAGCAACCAGTCCAATATTTTGCCACTAGCATTAGCAACATCAACAGCCAACCCCAACATGTGACGGCTACAAGTCTTAGGGTCATCATTCGGTGCAGCCAAAGGCGCAAAACCACGCTTCAACCACCACTTACGACCATTCCAAGTCCTGCTGGTAGAATTAGCAACAGGTTCTTTTCTATAACGTTGCAGAAACGCTGTCTTCTGCTGTTCAATGCTGCGAAACTGGTCACCTAGGCTGGTGGGTTTTAATATAATGCCGTCCGCAGCAGCGGCGGCAACCATCGCATCCCACGCATCAGCAGCACACAACTCCATTTTCCCACCACCAGAACATTTACGCAAAACATCACCAGTAATCTCACTAGGTTTTTTGCCTTTGATGTGGCTACAAAACTTTATAGCAACAACAGGATATTTCATAATGATTATGGTTTGCGACCAAACGCCTTATCGTTCGGATTAGCCCAACGCATAAGCGGCGGCAAAGCAGCCGCCAACAACGCCTTAGATAAGTCTGATGGGTCATAATTGCCTGTAGCAACGACAGCAAGAACTGCCGCCAGACAACTACGCAAATATGATTGAAACATTGCTTTTTGTTGTTTAGATAATTTCATTATTTTCTCCTACGACTCAACTATTTCTATCCATTGTTGGTTCGGTTCAAACCACGCATAGTTGCCTTCAGGTTTTGGTGTTGGCGGCTGCCAATCATGGTTCTCATCTAAAGTCCACGAGCCGTAAGGTTGTGGTGCTACAAACACATCAGCATCAGCGTCATAAGTGAAACCAATACCTGCATATTGTTTGCGAATGTTATTGTTATAACTTGTGCGTTTACAAGTCAGTCCTGAGTGCCAAGGTTGGTTCTCGTAGAACTGTTCCCACGCTTCGGTAGAACCGCCAACTTCTACATTGTTGTCAAGTTGCGTAACCGTTTCATCAACGCCTGTAATTACTTGAACCACAACATTATTGGAATTGATAAGTGCGTAGTGTGCCATTATGTCCAACTCACATTTCCCGAACCAGCAGTAATTGTTGCTCGCTTATATCCACCTGATGCTGCGCTTTCTGTGCCTGTCAAACCTGCGCCAATAATAATTGTGCGTGTATCTGGGTAACGCAAAATAACTACACCGCTACCACCAAGACTTGCCGTGCCTAAACCGTTATCTACAGCACCACCACCACCACCTGTGTTGGCTGTGCCAGATTGTGCTGCGGTTGTGGCATAAACTGAACCATTGCCACCGCCACCAGAACCACCAGTACCAGATGCACCACCACCGCCACCAGCATAAGTTACCGAACTACCAGTAATACTTGTTGCAACACCAGCACCACCAGTAGCATTAGAACCAGCAGCACCAGCACCACCACCAGCACGAGTGCTAGAACCTGAACCACCCGCATAACCTTGACCCGTTGTTCCAGTACCGCCTGTTACACCACCACCACCAGAACCACCATTGCCACCATTTACTGTTCCAGATGTTCCGCCAGCACCATAGCCACCACCTATTGAAATAATCCCATTGAACTCTGAATTACTGCCTTGATTTCCTTGACCACCACCGCTTGGTGGATTTGATGTATAGGCTGCACCACCAGCACCAACAGTTACTACATAACTTGTTCCTGCAACGAGTAATGGTCGTTCTTCTAAAGAACCACCGCCACCAGTTGCCGTGACGGTACAGCGCATACCGCCAGCACCACCACCACCACCAGTACCAGTAGCAAAACTTTCTCGCCCACCCGAACCACCACCAGCAACAACTAAATAGTCAGCGGTAAATATGGTGTTGGTGACATAGATTGTCGGTGTGTTGCTAGCCGAAACATAACCAAAAAGCCTAGAACCCACGATTAAACTTCTTCCTCAATCTCAGGGCTAACAGGCTCAACAAAATCCTGTGACACCTCATCGTAAGTGAAACCGACACCAGCATAAGTTTTACCCTCAGTATCAAAAAAGGTTTCAACCCAACGACCCTCATAGCGTTGAGGGTTCGCCTCTAGGAACTCTCGCTGCACTACGGCGACATGGGTTACTACATTGTTGTCGTCTAGTTGTGCGAAGTATTGTGCTGACATTGTTTATTCTCCTGTGTGATTTATTTAGATTTTGAACCTGACATAGACAACACCTGCAGCACCGCTGCCACCTGTGACACTTTGCGTATTGTTTCCGCCACCGCCTGCACCGTAATTAACGCCGTTGTTTCCTGCACCACTCGCCACACCTGCGACACCACCGTTACCTGCTGTTCCGCCTGTGACTGAGCCACCGCCGCCGCCACCAGCACCTGCATAATATGTTGCACCAGTAATGAATGGGCTTATGTCTTTCCCGTGTCCACCAGCACCGCCAGTTGTTGTGACTCCGTTGCCACCAGCACCGCCAGCACCACCGCCACCACCAGCACTAGCATTAACACCTGAAGTTGTGCCACCACCATTGTTCCCAACATTTAGGTCACAAGATTTTCCACCAGCACCAGTTATAGCAGGGTCGTTTGCACCACCACCTGACGCACCACTTGGATACACATTTGCTTGACCATCATAAAAACCACCTGGCGCACCGCCAGCAACAGAAACAACATTTCCGATTGACGATTTAAGACCTGGCGTTGCAGCACCAAGACCAGTTGTTCCACTTCCACCAGCACCCACATCAACAGAATAGGTTGCAGCAGGTAAATAGATTGTGGTTGTGCTTGTAATTCCTAACACTCCACCGCCACCAGCACCGCCACCGCCGTTTCCTGTGCCGTATGAACCATTTGCACCCCCACCACCACCAACAAGAAGCACATCAAAAATGCCACCTGTGCTAACAGTCAAATTCGCATCTGAAGTAAAAGCAAGCAGCGTGTAACTCTGATTACCAACAGTAATCGTTGAAGAACTACCACCAGAAGCAACACCGTAACCACTCAAAGTTGCTACAGCACTAGTTTTTGTTCTAATATAGACAATGCCTGAACCGCCTGAGCCGCCAAGGGCAGTTCCACTATTGCCTCCACCGCCACCGCCGCCACCTGAGTTGGCTGTTCCAGCAGTTCCAGCGGCATTATTTCCACCTGCACCGCCACCGCCATTGCCACCAGCGCCACCAGTAGTTCCGTTAGAACCACCACCGCCGCCACCTCCTTTGTAAGTTGTGCCAGACGACTGACCAAGAAACGCAGAAACATCAACGCCAGCACCACCAGCACCACCAGCACTTCCTGTAGTCAAACTTGTCCCAACAGCAGCAGCACCTCCGCCACCACTACCAGCATTCACAGTTGAATACCCTGAGCCAGTTCCACCACCCGCAAATCCAGTAACTCCACTAAGAATTGCTGCACCGCCCGTATTAATAACTGTCGGTCCACCAGCATTCGTGCAACCACCACCAGACCCACCAATAGACGGTTTGTTTTGACCAACGCCAGAAATTGAATGACCTGATGCGCCACCACCAGCCGCAGAAATAGCGCCAGCAGCATTGCCAACAGATGAGGCTTCACCATTTGTGCAAACACTTGAAGCAGATGTGCCACCTGCACCAATATCTACTGGATATGTTCCTGCCTCCAGAAAAACAGTTTCTTCAAAATACCCACCAGCACCACCACCGCCACCTATTGCATCAACATTCGTTCTTGTGCCACCAGCGCCACCGCCACCGAGCATAAGGACATCAAACAAACCTGAAGAAGAAACAACAAGATTGCTGTCACTCGTAAACGACAACAGCGTATAGTTTTGTGACGAAACAGTTATAGAACTAGAAGAACCACCAGTCGCCACACCATAACCCGTAG